ATATCTACGAACTTAGGTATAATAGGTACTGGTTTCCAATCTAAATTTAAATATGATAAATCACCGTTTATAGAAAGTTCATCTTTATATTTTTGTATAGATTGTTCTCCTCTTGCATATAATCTTCTTGTGTGAAACTGAGAGTAGTAAGTCGAAAACCTACCATTACCAGTGGTGTTTTGAACACCATTATAATTGTTTCCAAACCACTCGTATTCTATAGCTCTTCCAACTTGCTTCCCGTAATCTATACTTTGCTTTTCTATATCTGGTACTACCTGATCTGGAAATGCACTATTACTATTAACGTAAACCATCTTTCTATTCTATTATGTTTTAAGTAAAACCAGTGTGATCATATCTTCTTATACCTAAATTTAATTTCTTAACCGATCTATCAGCTACAGGTTTATATAAGTTTCTATTACAACCCATTATTGCTAAACCAGAGCTAATACTAGCATCGTGTTTAGTTCTATTATTTATATTGAATTTAGCCCAATCTTCTAAGGTTTTCTGAAAATACATATCTCCATAATAACCTTCTCCTTTTAAACCTACATAGTTTTCTATATAAGATTCTATCGCAGCAGCATGAGCTTGTTTAATGTCTTCACTTGAGTTAGGCATACCACCTACTTCTTTTTCTGTCACTGAAAGTTTATTCCAAACCTTATCAGGTCTGTTCATAGAAAAACCTCTATAACCTCTTCTTTTTAAGTAATAGAGTAATCGAGGTTTATTGTTTTCAGCTAGTATTGGCATACCATAAAAAACCAGTGACATTAAAACTTCTTCAAAGAATATCTCAGCTGTTTGTGGTCTAGATATATACTCTAAGAAAAAGTGATTTGGTGGAGCGTCTTCCATACTAAATTTAGTAAGTCCATGGAGAGAACCATTTGAACCTTTACCATCAACAGTTCCACTTATGTCGTAACTATCGCAACCAAAAGCTCCAATATGCTCATTTCCAGGGTATTTGACTCCATTCTTTAGTATCACTCGATTTTGAAGATTTTTAGGTGGAATCCATGATATTTTAAACCTACCATTTTTGTCTGGCACGAATATAACCCTAGTATCTTTAATGCCATTTTCCCATCTAAAACTTCCAGTAGTTACATTTGCTACGTTATTTAAGTCATCGTTGTAATCTACTTGCTCGTATATCTTAACTAAGTTAAATATGCTTTGTTTTGTTTCGTCCCTAAAAGCGTGAGCTTCTGTTCTTGGAAACTGACGATAGAATTCATTTAAACCATCTTGATCATCTTTTAAACCTTCAACCTCGTTCTCCCAAGATTCTATTACACCTAAATCTATAAGTTCGCCATCAATCCCAAGTACGGGTTTTCTTGGTGTTTCGAATACAGGTAGTCCATGAGTATCAATGTAGCCTTCGTAGGACCATTCCATAGGTATGAACAAAGAATATAATCCCGAGCTTGTTTGACCATTACGGTTTCTATTGGTAACATCTGATGCATAATATAGTTTTTTAAAGTTTTCACCACCTTTGTCTAAAGCATTGGAAGTTGAGCCCATCATACATTTACCAACGATTTTACTACCTAGTCTTAATGTTGTTTTTGTAACCCTCCAGTTATTTAGTATGTTATCAGGTCTTTCCCACTTACCACTTTCATCGTGAGCTAATAGTGTTAGCTTTTCACCATCGTAGCTATTATCTCCAGTATTCTTCCAATCTATAGTGGTATCTAAACCTTTTATATCTAATAGTTTCTCGTTAGCCTCAAGTTTTCTTCTTGTGAGTTTTGACGCTGGGACCCTATATGCCAATTCAGTTTTAGGGCGATCCATACCATCTTGTATCGGTTTGAAAAAGAACGGATAATTAACTGATATGGGTACGACTTTATCAGTAAACATCTTTTTTGCGTCCGATCCTGACTTAGAGAGTATACCATATCTTGAATCACTTGAGATTGTTGCTTGGTTAACGAGCTCTGCTGAAGCCATAAAGGAAAATCCTGAACGTCTATTTTTAAGATAGCACATCCCATAACATCTCTTATCTGCTTTACAGGCTTCCCAGAAGTAGAAAAATAACTTATTTGATTCTCTATAATCAGCTGATCCAACATCAATTTTTGACCATTGCAGATACATGTAGTGAGTACCAGTGATATAGTTAGGAGAACCGTTATTATAGAACCAATAACCTTCGTCCCTGCGTTTAAATTCTTCATCGATGTAATTATACCATTTTTCTTTAAAATCTGCAGGGTACTTGTCCCAGTCAAATACACTTTTTATTTTAGTAAGTTCTTTCGGGTAAGGTTGTTTTTCCCAGTATTGTTCACTTTTGCTTTCGCTTCGTTTAAACGGTTCATCGACTGCTGGTAAAGCAATACGGAGGTTTTGTATTTCAATGATCTGTCCAATTTTCCCAGTTTTGCTTATTACTATAAAGTCATATTCTGAGTTATAACCATATTCCCAATGCTTAAACCTATTTTTCTTTTTAAATATCTTAGAGTTGATTATATCATCACTAGGGATAACCTTGTACAATGTTTGATTGTAACTCATTTGCTTCTCCCTTCCGCGAACCCTCTAAAAGACTTCTCTTCTTTCTTTTCCTCCCTAGGTTTATCTTCTAACATCTTCTCTTCCTCCTCCATTCTGTTTAGAATTTCAAAAGCATCGAATATTGCTAGCTTTTTAGTAGCTGCTGCATTTTTTAATCTATCAGCAGTAACATCATCATCTGTATCTACTATTGGTTCTTTAGCAACTTTAATTAATTCTTCAACCGCTATTCGACCAGCTTGGATTATACTCTTTTTCGTTTTCTTGACGTCCATGGTTTATTACAATATCATTTGATTTCATACAATAAAGTCTTTGGTTATCTACCAAAAACTCGAACTCACTACTAGGTGAAAAAGTTATTAAATGTTCATTTTCAACACCGAGTTCTAAAAGTTTTTTGTTAGTGTATTTCATTATACCTTTTAAAGGTTTTTCTTTATCTAAACTAAATTCATCATCATTTAACACAGGCTTAACGAAACAATAATTCAAGTTTGGTTTATACTCACCATTTTTCTTATATAAATAAACTTGATCTATAGTACAGAAGTATTGATCGTCTTTGAAATATAAAGCACTGTTTTTTTCAACACCTCTCATGTCATACCATCTTCTAAAAACGTTGTGATGAACTATAACTTCATCTCCTGCTTTTATCTCTGTATTATAAGCTATAGGTACACTAACGACTATAGCTCTTTTGCTAACAAACTTATGATCCTCTATACTGGTATTAATTATTAACTCCTTGTCATCAACATTTAATACGTTGTTGTATCTTTTGTTCAGAGGTTTTACTATAAAGTTATATATAGACTTCATTAATATTCCAAGTCGTATTCAACGGATATAGCCATATTCTTATTAAAGTTTTTCCAAGGTAAAACTTCGTCATCTTTAGAGATAAAAATACTATAAGAGTTATCTTTATCGTTTAAAATTATATTAGCTATAGTATGACCACCATAAACTTGTTGACCAACAGAGTAGTGCATTGCATCGTTCTTATAATCTGCACCTATACTTATTTTTCTTATTATAGCCTGCATTAGTCCTCAATTTTTTCAAGCTCTGCTTTAATTTCAGTATAGGTACCATCTTCTAAATTAATATTAATAGAACCGTATTCTTTTTCTATTTCTTCTTTCATTTTAGCATCTCTCTCATTTATAGATTTTATTTCATGCAAGAAAGCATGTTTTTGAGATTCTAAATAACCTATTGAAGTTAATGTTTCTTTTAATTCGTTTTGTATTTGTTGAATTTGTTTCAACTGTTCTTCTTTAATTTTCATTTAATTTAATTTAATTTTTATTTTATTTTTCTGGTATTGGCTCTGACCAAGCCGGTGTCGCTAACAAAGCTAAAGCTTCTTCATGGTTTAATGTCTGTATTGGAACCAATCTACCATTTGTAATAAATGAAGGTTCTACATCATAACTAAGCATTGCTTCAGTGTTAGCTAAGTTTCTTCTCATTGTTTGTGCACTTGTCGTATTAATTTGACTAAAGTCTACGGATGCAGTTTGCGTGTCTATGTCTATTACTATATATGTTGCCATTGTTTTAAATTAAGGTGTGTCTGTTGTTCTTGCTGTTGAACTCATGTTTATACTATATCCGTTTTTATCGCTCCAACCTGCTTCTCCTTTTAAATTTGTAGGTACAGCTATGTTTGTTCCCAATCCATTAGCTTGACTTCTTGGAGCATCTCCTGTTAATTCACTTCCTCCCATATTGCTAGAAAGACCATCATTAGTTCCTATCATATCTCTAATCACCCAATCAGATCCGTCCCAAAAACTTTCTTTACCTAAAGTCCACCAGTTTATTGGTTGAGGTGTAAAGGTAGTTAAATCTTGTGGGATTCCATTAGCATATAAATTCTGTACTTCTGTTGATGATAGATTAGTGTTCCAAATGGCTACGTTTGAAATTTTACCGACAAATTGAGTAGAGGCTGTACCTGTTAGTCTACCAATATCAAAACTAGCGGTTGATGAATTTAAACTTGTTAATGAACTACCAGCAACAGCATTAGCTTGTAAAACTCCATCTATATAAATTTTCATCTTATCAGCATCGTTACTTTCTGACTCGTTGTATACAAACGTTAAATGATACCATTGATTTGTAGTAAAAGCAGTTACATTTGCTTTTGCCATTGTTCTTTGTGCTCCTGCTGAATTACCTGCATAAGCAGTTACATAATTGTAAGTACCCATTATATAGAAACCACCTGAGCTTGATCTATTAAACCAACCTGACCAAGTGGCTCCTGTAAGACCTCCATTTAAACCGCTTATATTTCCACATTCAACATAATCTAAACCTGAATCAAAACTTAGTGAATAATTCTCATAAGGCAAATTCCTTGTTAAATCACTTAATACTAAGTTGCCTGAAGTCATACCTGAACTTTCTCCGTTTAATACAGATACATTATTATTAACTAAAGATTGTTCTGTCATTCCTGAACTTGTACCTGATTGTGTACTTACATAAGTATCTATTTCAGATGCTCCATTATTAGTACCATTATTGCTTCCTACACTATCTTGAATACCAGTACTTGTGTTGTCAAGTTTCCACCAACCTAACGGATTGAGAGAACTAAGGTCACTTGGAGTTCCTGAATTATAAATTGAAGTAACATCTGATTGAGAAAGTTCTGTTCCAAAATAAGCTATTCCATTTAATTCACAATCTGCAA